AAGGCCGTTTTGCCAACGAGCAATTCCAATATTTTGTTTTCTGCGTATAAGGCTAAATTTGAAGCCATAGTTCAATCTCCTATTTTACAACGGTGAATATTGAATAAATGTTACGTCAATTTTCCACAGGGTTCTTAACCTGTCGAGTTTACATTGTGGTTCTTTGGCGTAGACGACTTCGTATGTGTTGGTGTCTTGATCGTTGACCCAATTAAAGGGCACTCCTCTGTTGGCACGGTAATGGGCCATCACTGCGTCATAATCGGCCTGGGCCATAAGGTTGAACGGAACCTTAAATTCAACCGGGACAAAGGTGAATAGCTCATTGACCACAGGCAATCCGCTCATCGCATTGGCAACCTTAGTGCTACCAGCAACTGGATCGGCTGAATACCCGGCTGCTCCGGGCTTTCTTGATAATACTGGAAAAGCATCTGCCATAATTCATTCCTTATGCTAATTGTAAAGCAGCACGCAATGGCCCATCAGTTTCGGTTGCTTCGATTATAATATTCAAAACTCTTTCTTTTACATCTTCTTCAGTGGTAATACTAAGGCCACCAGCATTGTCGACAATGTTAACGGTCATTGGTTGCTGTGGCGCCGCTGCTTCCGATCTTGTCACGACTTTTTCGCCTTGGTGCATCTGATAGAGGCCGGTCTTCTCAATGTACCCGCCCGTTGCCTTGCCAGGAACAAGCCCCCCCTTCAAATTGGCCATAAAGTCACTAAAGAAGCCAGCACCCTGGGCAGCCTTAGATGGGAAAATTATAGACATAAGTGCAGCAGCAATCATCATTTTAACTATCATAGACACCAACTGTTTGATTAACGAGGTAGCAAATTCTTTGAAATCAGCAGTACCATCCACCAATACATCCGCTATACAATCGCCGAACCCTGAAAATGCGCTCGTTAGTATATTGCCCACCTTCTTGCCCCAGTTCATAGTGTCCATAGCCCAGGATTTCATGGCGACTTTCATGGCGTCGTAACCCTTGATGTTCATCTTTTGATAGTTTGCCTGCTCTTTGGCGAGTTTTTGGTAGATATCACTTTCTACGCCGTATTGTTCTCTCACAGCGTCCATCGCTATTTGAATATTTTCTATTTTGGCTTCCAGAGACATATTTTCCTGTTCACGCAATAGGCTGAGGTGTTCTGTGGTCATTTCGGCCAACTCATCTTCCCTCTCTGTAGCCATATCTATGATAAGTTGGTTACGATTCTGCATCGCTTCCATGTCAGCCATAGAACCACCACCCGGCGCTGATGGTTCAAAGTCACCCATCCCACCACCGGGCTTACTGAATATTTGTTCTACGGCCCCACCACCAAATACGCCGGGAGTTTGCGGCACAACTACCTCTATTTTCTTTGGTGTCTTATTCAAGCCGTCAACAATCGCATCAAAGAATGAATCTATTGCCACACTGCCCTCAGCAAATTCTTGGGACAATTTGGCAATCTCGGTCTCTAATTTGACTACTTTATCTGCAAATTTGTCTGCCATTTTGCTGTATGTTTTGTTATCGCCACGCATCCAGGCAAAAAGTTCATCTAAATTGGTAGATGCATCAGCTAATGCAAAAACGGCAACTGCTGTCTTGTAGATTGCCACTTGAACGGCCTTCCAATAGGCGGGCATTAACCTCACCTCATTGATCACAAACCTGAGTGCCTCAACTAATTTCTGAATCCCCCTGACAGCAAATTCAATAACTTTGTCCTGGTTTGTGCCTAACCAGTTTCGCATCTTCACCCCAACAGCCGTTGCAATGGGTAATAGTTTATTGCCAAGGCCAATCGCCGTTTCTTGTATGATGCTCCATAACGATCTAAACACATTCGTTGTACTGTCCAACGTCCGCTCCATGTCACCCTGGGCCTTGGCTGTCTGCTCAAGGATGGCCCCGTATCTGGCCATAACCTTTTCTTGCTGGGTCATCTCACCAACACCATCCCAAATGGCATTATTGAGGGCATATTGTTTAATTGTAGCAACATCAATCAAGATACCCAATGTCTTCAGCGGCTTAATTTGCCCAGTGAGGCCAGATTGGATCTTCTGATACGCATCCTCTGTTTTCAAATTGTAGAACGACGCCATATCATAGGTCAACTCGGTCATTCGCTGACTCATTTCCTGGGCGGCTTCAGCACTGAGGCCCATGGAGTTGAGCATCACATTAAGCGTACCAACGTTTTTCCGTATCTCGTATGAGTTGATATATAATGCTTCAGATAACTCCTCTGACCAGGCTCGGGTGGAATCAGCCATTTTGCCCATAGACATCTCATAGAGGTTCTCAGACTCCTCGGCGTCCATAGCCATCTTGGTGGATGCCAGCCCTATACCAAGTATGGCGGCTGCAGCATATTTCGCATACCTTGTTGCGGTGGAGTAGACATTCTGGATATGGCGGCCCATCCTGGTAAAAGCCTTCTCCACTTTTCTGACCATAGCGTTATGGGCCTTAACTGCTGAAGCAGCGGCCTTATCAGCAGCCTTGGCCATAGACACATGGGCCTTCTCTACAGCACGCATCGTCTTTTGGGCATTCCGCTCTACTGCTGCGGCTGCTCTGTTGGCAGCGGCCTCGGCCTTTTTAAGGTCAGAACTCACCTTGGTGAGGTGCACATCAAGAACTATATCAGCCGTCATGAAGTTCATTGGCAACACTCCAGCAAAACAGCACGTCTTCAAACATTTCTTTGGTGGCCACTTTATATATTCTCAGGGTGTCAATAACTGCTTTATGGTCAAGCCCCGTCACGGTTCCATCCATCCCCGCCCGAAGCACCTGGTTGCGGCACAGAGAGAACATCTTCCATGACGTTCTATTCTCTGGCCGCAGTTCGACACAACAACAGGTATCGCAGGGCATATTGTTTTCACCATGAGTCAACTCACAAACGTCGCAGCTTACTCCACCGGGTCGGCATTGCCACTCGATGAAGTCTCGGAGTTTTTTACTCGGGCCTCTTCAAGCGCGTCATTGGTTTCCGTCAGTTCTTCCAGGCAAGTGGCGACGAATGATATAAAGTCGTTGACTTTTATCAGTTTGGCCTTGTTCTCATCGTTGCATTCGACATCTTGGCCGTCGATCTGAACATTCTTCCAGTCAACGATGCAGTATCTCCAACGCATCTTAGATGCGAGTTTTTCATTGACCACAGGGTTATCGAATTTTTGCCCCTTGTGGAATATCGGTTTGCCCTGCTTCACTGTCAACTTTTCAATGTCTGCGTACGCATCGGTCGAGAGGATGCGCAAACAAACACCACCAGCGTCCTCATTTTCCTCATCAAAATAGAACCACTTGCCATCGTTTTTGCTTCCAAAATTTGCCATTGTGTCGTACCTTCCTGTGCTATACCTGTCGAATTTCTAAATATATCCCGCAGGAGCCTGTTAACTCCTGCGGGCCTCTTGTTATTGCTTACGAGTCCAAAGTCGTAAATGACTTCGTTTTGCCATACACCAAAGACGTATCGGGGAGTTTAACAACTGCCCGATAATAGTACAGTGTTGGTACTGATGTAACCAACGCAGCCGCTGAATCGGCATCGTACTCACCCAAATCGGGTGTGGAGAATGTCGTCTCACTTGCGTACGTTGTCAGACCAAAACTCTCGGTCAGGCCATACTCAAAGTAACATTCGAGGTCACCAGCTTCACCACCGCGGTGGATCAATTCACCCCAGAAGGACACCTGGCCAGTATCGCCAGCACCGTAGGTGTTGTCAATTTCGCCCAGGGTGAGAACGGCTACAGCCGTGGTCGATCCGATCTGCTCAAGTTCGCCGTTAACATGCAGCGTGGCTGTTAATGTTCCAACACCGGCCGAAGTATCACCAACGTTGTTGCAATTTGTAACGATGCAATGGCTGCCGGCTTTCGGCGTCAGGTAGATACCGTTGGTGAAGTCGGTGTACAGTTTGATGTCTGTAATTTCGGTTGCGACATCAAACCTGGTCTTTATCAACTTCTGACCCTCATCTGAATCCAGTTTGTAGCTCGCATTTATTGCGATGTCGCCGCCAACCATTTGTAGCGGCTGCTGTTTGACGTAATCTTCACCAAATTCGTCAATATCAGCCATGTTGCGGGTCTCACCGCCGTATGTCCACGAGTTGGCCCCGCCAATCTCAACGGCACCAATATAACAGGCACCTTTATATCCGGCTTTTGCATTAGCCATGTTTTATCTCCTATACTGAAAAGTAGATTCTATATGTTACAATGTATTGCCAAACCCCATCTACACGGATGAGATTGGCAGGGAGCCGTTCAAGGCTTATTGTTTCACCACCTGCAATAACCAAATCATGTTTGTCAAATGCCGCTTTTAACGCCGCAAACGTGAGGCCCACTTCCTCACAGGTTGGCGTCTCACTGAACAGGTTAAATTGTATCAGGCAATCCTCAAAGTCGTCTGAGAAGTCCCAATCTGCCGTGTCACTAACAAGAGTCACGGTAGCATACGGGAAAGTCGCTTCTTCCATCGCTTCGGTGTTATAAAGCGTGCGTCCGGCCATTGCAGCAGTCCATCGAGTAGAAATAGCGGTAAACAGTGCGTTCATAGTTAGATTGCCTTAAAAATTTTCTTGATCTTGCGTAAATTCTCATCCAACGCCGGGCGTAGGTACGGTTGAGCGGCCATTTTGGATGTCCCGCCTTCCACATACCCGCCGTATTCCACTTGAGTGCCGACCCTGAGTGACAAGCCCTCATACTCGGTCTCGATATTTCGTTGAAGATTGCCTGTATCCACTGGGCATTTCTGGATAGCAGACCGCAGAATCAATGGCCCGGCCGTGCGCAAGGCGTCTCTCACTCGGGCTTTTACCTCTTGAAACATGGCATCGGTGTTGGTTTTGATGGTTACGCTCACTTTATTCTCCGTAAACCTAATTTCAGTAGCACGCCCAGGTTATTGACGTCCTCAACACTGGTTATTTCGTAATATTCCCCGTTGTAGACCACCTTATCTATGTTTGTAATTGTCACCCCAGCGGGGACACGGCAATTGAGAATAGCGTCCAAAACGCTCGTTTCCTTGTTAAATTTAAGGCTTTCTTTAATACTCAGCCACTTGATTGAGCAGGGCATGGCCGTCCCCACAATCACAGGAACTTCCGTCACGCCCAGGGCCGTATTGTTCTTGGTCATCCTGACCACGTTGCAGGTAAGGTTATAGACGGCCACGCCGTTCACTACCGACGTGGCCTCTATACTTGTATTCCCAACACTGATTGTATAATCATTCGCCATTCTTAGACTGACCCAATGATCTCAATCAACGTTCTTGGCTGAGTACAAATGTTCAACGGATTCGACTGGGTGTTGATGCTGATGCCCCGGTCAAAGGCCATACGTTCCTGCTTCGCATAGAACGGAAGGCCAATTGTATTGACCGTCTCCATATAATCGGCAGGAGCATTGATGGTCTGGAACAAACCAGGCGCACCAACCGGGAATATCCGGCCTTCAGTTGCCGGGATAAAACTGGTATCACCGATTTTACCTCGGTAATTCTCGAAGTAGATGCCAGCAAACGGAAAGCCCCTACGCATATCACTGCGTAGGAAAGCGCCGGGCTGGCCATCCTGTCCGCCTGACCAACGCTCATAAGCTGTTTTGACCGACGTATTGGCGATGAACTTGTCCCATACGTCATTGCCCATGAGGCAGTGAATGTGGTCATAGGGCGTGGCGCCAAGGGCCTCTTCAATCAGTCGGATAGCCGCCATGCAGTGCGGGGCTTGTTCGGTTGCGGCGGTGTGCATATCCCAGTCCTGGACGGCTTGGGCCATTACGCCAAACTCATTGAATAGGTTATGCAGGACAGTTGTACCATCACCGTCGAATATTACACCCTTAATGGCTCCGATACGCAGCCACTCAAGCGTGACTTCGTGGGACTGTCGCATATTGGCGATCTTGTCACTCACGACCTGGGCCACGCTCTCGGTTGCATCGGTGCTGCCGAATGCTCGGATACCTTGAACCTCTTCAGCCAGCACTGTATCGTCCAGCGGAAAATGCGGGACAAGAAAACTACGTGCCCTACGATCCTGCTTCCTGCTCACGTCGGCAGGGGCACCATAGGGTTTGGATACGATCAATTGCAGCACGCCATCACGTTCCTCGATGATGACCGAACGACTCGTGACACCCTTGCTGCTAAACAATCCCAACTCACCCAAACGACCAGGTTTATGGGGCATTTTGTTAATGGCATCGGTCAACGATGTCACGTTGAAGGCATTACCATTAAACACGTCTAATACTGTTCCAGGCATGTGATTCTCCTTATATAGTTCTTATTCACTTTTGATTTCAATTACAACTTACGCGGTGGGCGGGCCGGACTGGTAAATTGTCGAGCCTGATCGCGATACAATGCCCAGGGCAAGCAACGCAGCCAGGGCCGCGGCCTTCTGAGCGGCCAACACGGTGACAAAGTCGCTGTTGATGATCGCATCACCACGCACAAGACAGGCGCGTCTGATGTTATTACCAACCAGCAAATCGGCCTGTGTCACCTTCTCAAGTAGGACGGCTGTAACATTACCGCCTGTGGCACAAACCACTTGGCTGGTTGCCAGTGAGCCGATTGTGGAGACTGGAGCGGTCATGGTCATAACAACTGCTCCATCGAGTAACAGTCTTGAATCAACGTCGATCTCATCCTTCGGGCCAGCCGTTGTCCAGGTAATGGTTGTGCCAGTGACCGCACCGGCTGCTGAAGCGGTGATAGTGTCCGTCACCGTGCTCAAAAGCTCAAAAGCAGCTTTGACCGCAGCAGCATCCGCATTCCAGGCAAGGGCCGTTGTCCACTCACCCTTGTAGCCAAGGCGGTATGTTCCGCCGTCGGCGGTCGGGGCTCCAGCGACATTGGCCACTGTATGAATTTGTGCCACAGCCGTATCCGGCTCCAGCAATTCACCACAAGCCAAACCAGCAGCAGGGGCCGCCAAGTCACGGCTTATGACGAGGGTTGACCGGCAATACTCACGAGGCTCTTCACTCACCAGGAAATCGCCGATGACTGTTTCTTTGTTTTGGGTAGTCATGTTTATATTCTCCTATTAAATTTCTGCTCTTTTATGTGAAAAACTAAATATTTCAAGAATCTTGGTGACTCCATCTTCCTTCATTACCAATCCGTACTTCTCCATAATGTCAACTGTAGTAGAACTTCTGCCTGTTGCTGGTAGTGATAATCCTTTAGCACCATATACTCCGTCTCCCAATTCCAAGAAAGTGAAGGTCTCTGTCTTTGTAAAATCTGGATAGATGAAATATCCCGTAACAATCAAACCTTCTATAAAGCCTGCGGAAGAATAGAGTAGATAGAAATTGTCCCTATCTCCCACCAATATTGTGTTGAGCATGTCTAACCAATCATAGGAGCAGATGCGGCAGACAAGCCATCAATCTTGCCATCAACAGTAGCTATATCAGCAATGGCTGTATCCACTTTACCATCAACGGCAACTACATCGTCACCGACTGAGTCAATGTCACTGGAACCCACATCGTACTTCTTAACAACTTTGCCAGGGGCAGTAACACTATCAATCATTACAGTCCATTTACCCTCTTCATCAGGGGTAAAGGCACCGTAATACCGGCCAGTTGCCCCGATCTCAGTCATCACAACATCTGGAAAATCTATGGCATCAAGGGCATGGGTCTCATCATAGATGACCATAGTGACATCAACCAAACCAGTCACAGCACCAGCAGCTTGGTAGGTCACTTCAATGGGACTTAGAACTTTTTTATTCATTTATTCTCCTTTGGTTATGCTACCATCGCCGGAATGGATAGCAATTTTTCAATATCTTTAGTAACAATGTACTGCTTCACAGCCAACCCACCAAGGGAATCCGCAATACGTACAGTCCATACACCAACTGCATCAGGAGTAAATTCCCCCTGATAGATTGAGCCCACTGTTAATGGGATTTCTGTCAAAAGAGCGTCAGGATAATTCACAATGTCCTTGACACCTGTTTCATCAAGAACCTCATAACCAGCAGTCAAGCCGGTTCCCCCACCAGCGGGCTGGTATTCAATGCGAATGGGTTGGTTCACCGTATACATATTAGTCCTTATATCCGGCTGCCTTGCGACGGGCCAATACGACCTTCTCCATCACGTTCGGCGGGGTCACTGATTCATTCACCAATTCCAGGCTCTGTACGCCGGTGACTTCATCCAACTTCACAGGCCGATTCTGCAATAGGACGTCATACAATATATCAAAGCCGTCGTCAGTCTTGTCTTTCAGCGACAAGGCCACACTCTTGGGCTCGACATACTTGGCGGTGATGATGTCGCTCACGGCAGGTGTGAGCAGTCCAGCCTTGACCAATCCGCTCAGCTTCATGGCACGATTGTCACAGATCAATTTGGCCAGAGGGTCAGGGACGTCTGCCGATAGCACCACAGCTTCGGTCTCAGTCTCGGGCTTGGCTTCAGCCTTGATCTCAGGCTTAGCTTCCAGAGCGGTGTCCACCGCTGAAAGAATCAACTCCTCGGTGGGCTCAGCATCTTTGAGGCCGAGTTTCACGGCCAACTTTTCGAGTAAACTCATTTGTTTCTCCTTGTTTAATGTTTCATATGTAAATTGTGCACCTTGCCCATCTTTGGCAGCAAGTGCCTCTGATTTTGTGTCACCATCTACACCGAAGGTGCACATACTTATTTCTGCAATAATTGACTTACGAAAAATACGGCCAGGGCCTTTTAACGTATAGCCATTGACCTCGGCCTTGGCTCCGTCTGACAATTCTTCAACCACGGATGGCACGGCAAAAACACTGGCCTGCATCGGAAAGCCCGCTTGCACATCCGCTCTCATCTCCTGGGCCTTTGCATTTGGGAGAAATTCACCTTCAAGTGAAATATCATCCTTGATGCGTTGTTTAGTTGAGAAGCCGATACGCACATCATTATAATGGCTATCGAGTACAGGCGTCTTCTTACTTGCAAACTTGGCCCCGGACAAATCAATAGCGATATCACCCCACCACGGGTGCTTTAATACTTGACCAGTATAGCCAACAATCTTGAATGCGCCGTTCTCGTTTCCCTCTATCGGGGCAGCAAGGGCCACTTCGGCACAACTAAAAGCACAGGCACTTCGTGGGGCGGTATTTTTATTCTTCTTCATCTTCTTCATTCTCCTCAACTTTCTTGACCACTGGCTCAGGCACATCTTCAGGGGCAAGCCCCGGCAAATCCAATTTGTTCCGTAGCGTCTCAACATCCAACGCAGGATCAGACACCTTTTTATATAAGTCACGCAGGAAAGCAATCTGAGTATCAACCAACGGCAAACAAACGACTCTCACTTTACCAACCATCTCAAGGCCGAAGTTCAATTGTATTAGCTGATTCACAAGCTGCTCATTGATCACGGTGGTTATGGCTCGGTCAATCTGTTCAAAGCCTAAAATGGCCATCTCACCGTGTGTTCCGGCTTCAGCCTTGGTTCCGTGTTGACCTTCAAGGATCGAGCGTTCAGGCAGGCCGAGGCCCCGGACTTTCTGCTTATCCAAATAGTTCAATCGGTCGCTGAACGATGATTGCTTGGCGACTTTGTCATCAATCAGTTCAACCTTCCAGGCATATAGATCAGCCACACTGTCGCTGGTAAGCTCCTGTAAGACTTCGGCCGTCGTAGTCGGTATTGCCACGCTGCCGCTGCTTATCATGGCATCAAGAACCAACTTGGCCACATCACCATTGTCCGTTGCAACACCGTCAATTGTACTTGTCCCAGGCGGATAATGGATGACCCAATGAGCCCCGGCTACCTTGGCATCGTACCGTTTGGCCCCAGCATCGCAATCAGCCCAGGAGTCCATCGCTGCTCGGACGTTCTCAAGCAAGGGCATACCATAGAAGTTCCCGGCCTCTACAGCAAAGGCCATATGAAGGCACTTAGCCACTTCAACATCCAATTGCATGCCTTGTAGCGGCTTCTGTCGGTAGCCGTTGAAATGGCCCTGTGGTGTAACAAGAATCGTGGTCATGTCATGGAGCAAGGGCTTCAGGGTCTGAATGATGATCCTGTTGTCTTTGACCGCAAACACCTTTTCAAAGGGCATCCAACCAAAGTCCACCCGGCCGTATGCTATGCAATTATAGATGAAGGCTTCACGGAGTTTGAGTATATGCTCCATGTACTCAATGACGTCATCGTTAACGTCATCATCGGCCTCGATGTTCCAACTGCCAGCAAGGATGCTCGAAATGAGCAACCCTCGGGCCAGTGAAACGGTCGGGTCTTTTCGCACAGCCCTCAATTGGGCGTAAGTACCACGTGTCGCATAGTTCGGCGTGAGTAGCTCACCGATACCATACGAATACGATATAGTCTGCGGCCCTGTGGTCTCTTTTCTTTTCATTAGCGTACGGTTCTCGTGTCTTGACTACAGTGGCAAGGGCCGGTGGGCGTGAAATTCGCCACTTGGCATTTGCCGTTGAACATGTGGCCACAAATTCCGGTCGGGGCCGCAGTCGTGGCACCCTCATCCCTCAACGCCTGGCGACAAAGACCGTGGCGGGCCTCACTGACGTCCTCACGGGTGATAGTCTTGTCACCCACAAGCGCCTCGATAACATTCATACGAGGCAACCCACCCTTTGTCCAGTGGTCATCGTTCTCAGGATCGAGGAGAATGAGTGCATCAGCGATGGTAACAGGAGCCGCACCCTTGAGCGGGCCATTGAACATCGCGTCATACTTTTCTTGTTCGGTTTGCATATTGCCCCCTTTTAATTGGTTTCTGTTTCACTTCATATCGGCTACAACGACACGTTGCTGGATTCCGCACAACGTCATTGCCACCACGCAACATACATTTGCCC